TGTAGTGGGATGTAATAGTGATGCCCACAGTAACGCTGCTCTTCCCATAGGTCAGCATCTCTATCAAGAATAACTTGCCAAGGTTCTAGTGCTCTAATACGAACACGCTGTAAAGGGTCCTCAGATACCGCAGGCGACATCTTGAAAAAAGACATAGGGTAGATAAGGGCAAGACGACTTCCGTTCTCTAATGCCTTCCTGTTGCCTGCTAACCAAGAGTTAACGGATGCTCGGGCTAACTCTACATTTTCTACTTCAGTCTTCATAGAATCTACTTCAACTGCTGGTGACTTCTCAAAGAGTGAAGCAATATAAGATTCTACAAAAGTATAAGCATCAGATGTTTCCACTCTGATTGTGCTCTGGTCATACTCTACATCTTCAAAGAATCTGGTAAGGTAAGCAGACCTAAGCCGTCTCATATCTTCCTGTCTATTACCCCAATGTTCTTTGTGGTCCATTAAGCAAGTGTGTATAAGACCAATGGTATCTTGTTCAGTTCTGGGCATCTGAGTTGTTCTCCGTTACATTAGTATGGGGCTTGTCAAGTTCTACATTTTCTATGTAAAGATGTGCTACTGATTGTGCGATAAATACAAAGCCATGCTTCTTGTTAGACCAAAGTAGAAAGTCTGCTTCTTCTTGTAGTTCTCTGAAGGGATTGTGTGGTGCATACTTGTTGTAGTCTTCTTCAGTTGCCTCACCACAGAAGATATATAAATCTCCTGATCTTTTATCTCGTACTAGTTTTCCATATGACATTTAGTTGTATCTCCTTTTGGTATGGAATGAGTGGGCTGCTGCCACTCGCTCTGCTCTGCGTGCTCTTACCCAATGTGGTAAGTCTAAGACCTTTGGTAAACTAACTTGCTTTAGACATTGTAGTGCAAGTGCCAAGGCTACTACTCGGTCACCGTGTGTGGGTAGATTCTTTGGGTAATCAATCCTGCCCTTATCATTTAGATAGTATGCTCGTAACTCTGCGTGTGTAAGTGTATCAAGATTGTTGATGACTCCTTGCTTCAGTGCTTCCTTTAGTTCTTCAAACATTAGGAACTTTGTCTTTACATTAGTGTTCCAGTCTTTGTTGTTCTGAGGATTCTTCCATAGATTTGTGTATCCTCTGTTTCTCATTTCATTTAGTAGGGCTGAACCTATTGAGTTTTCTTCTATCAAGATACGAGCCTCACCATATTCGTAGGCAATATGTTCTAACCTATCTGCTGTCTCAATAATACTTGTGGTGTTTGATGACCAGATAGCAACTGGTTCATAAGTTACTTTGTCCATTACTACTATGCATGATGGGTCACCACCAGAACCACCACCTACATCTACGCCAATGGCGTATGCATTCTCTTTGCTGTAGTCTGCAAAGAAGTTAAAGTAATCATCCTGTGGTTCAATACTGAGGTTGTTTGTATAAGCAAAACATTCTGGTGGAAAGTATGCTTGGCTATGTCCTGCGTATGCTTCATCAATCGTGGCAGGATATTCTCTGATAAACTTATGGTAACCAAGTTGTTGTATCTTTGTCCTTCGCCAGTACAACTGAGGAAGATCTAACTCATACATTGCTTGTGCTTCTTTCTCTTCATCAGTCCAAGACTTACAACCTCTATGATTGCTACGGTATTCTTCGTGCATTGTCCAAGGAAAGAATAGTAGGTGTAAGTTAGCCTCACCTCTTTGTGCCTTCAAGATATCTACATGATGTGGATCACCAAAGACATTAGCAGTAGATTCCTGAAACAACCTACCATCATTTAGTGAAGCAATAGCAGTAGCCTTTAGTTCATCAGCATTAGGAGCGAAGGCATACTCTGATAGATGAATATAGTTTGCTGAGAAAGAACGAAGACCTCCCTTGCCTTCAGCAGATACAGCGATAACCTCTGCACCAGAAGGAAGTCTCATACTTGTAGTGTTGCGAACTTCTAACTCACCTTTAATCTGTGGAGGAAGATTGTCATAGAACCTGAACCACATCTCAAGTAGATGCTTTGATGAAGCCAACTTGTGTGAAAGGATAGCGACAGTGATAGGCTCCTCTGAAGTAAACCATAACCAAAAGAGATATGCGGATACTAATGTAGAGGAACCTATCTGTCTTGCCTTCAGGATAATCATATGTTCGTCCATAGTAGTAAATGCTTTGAGCATTTCCTCTTGCTCTGCATTTAACTTGAAGCGAACTAACTTACCCTTTTTATTTTTAATCTTTAATCTCGGGATAAAGAGGAACGGGTCAGCAAGTATCTTGCGTAACTTCTTTTGCATAGTTTTCGGATTAGATATCTTGCGACCCATTTGTTTACGCTACCTCTTCAATCATTTGCTGTAAGGTGATAACACCATCTAACTCAGCCTCAAGTGCTGCCTGCTTTAGTGATTCATAGTGTGCCTGTGCTTCGTCTTGTGTATCAAATGTTCCTTGATAAACAGATCTAAACCACACCTGATAACGATATCCTTTTGACTTAGATGGGCGTGCTGACCAGCCTTTGTGGGAACTTGTGTTGAGGCGGTTGATTGAACGAGATACAATCCTAAGATTAGAAAGTGCATTATTGTGCTTATCTTCATCAATATGATCAAGGTGTTCTTCCGCATCTAAAGCACGACCAGCACAGCATTCTGCAATAAATCTATGTGCTGTAAAAAACTTATATTGTCCTCTTCCCAGATGAACCTTGAAAGATTTGTAGCCATTTCGATTGGCAACTAACTTCTTGACTTTCATCTTTTGTTCACCAGACTTGAGGGTTCTGATCTTAATAACCTCATTGGTATCTGTGTTGTAATAGTGGTCAGTGTATGTGGGGTGTTGTAAAAGCATATTAATCTCCTTTATATGTAATGCTATTCGTCCAGCCATTCTTTTAGTTTGGCTATCTTTAGGGTTGAAGCCGAGTCAGTAGGCTTCTTTGTTTTGCTCTCGATAAGAGCAAGTTGTTGGATTGCAAACTTCATCATCTGCTCTCCGTGTCTTGGTTCTTTGTCACATTCTAAATCTTCAAAGCAGTCTTGTACTAACTGCCACAGTAGGAACTGTATGTTCTTTGTCTTAACTGCCTTGCGTATGTTCTTTTGTCTGATAGTTAAATGTCCCTTACCGTTCTTGTATGCCATTGGTTACTCCTTTATTTTTTGTTTTGTTCTCAGATGTAAGTTGAGTTCTACTTTGTGATGGATTGGTTTCTCCATAGGAAGTTGATAGGTTTCAAGGTGTGGGCGAAGTTCGGATAGGGCTTTATGGTAAACCTTGTTAGCCCATTGTCTACTACACCCAAGGTAGTCTGCTATTTCTTGGAAGGTTTTTCCTTGTCCTAAATACATGTCCACTACTTCCGCTGCTTCTTCTGGTAGGTATTGTTTCAGTACCTGATGGTAATCAAAGTCAGGTTCTTGGTATTTAAAATCTCCATCAATAGAACTTATCCATTCATCCTCGGGATTGTGATTATGTATTGTGTCCAGTAGTTCTGGTATGTAAGGAACATATCTCCAATCATCTTTCTTTATTCTTTTTGTTCTCGCGACCTGCTTGCTTGGTCGGTTTCTATACTTGGATTTCTTTGTTTGTTTCTTGGTCATTATCATTAACCCTCCACTAGTATATAGTACCATTAATAGAAAAGCAACTACTTTATTAAACTTTTTTTAGACTTTCATTTATTTTGTGGTTGTCAACAGATGTCACAGGGGGTTGCCAATCGGACACTGACCCGATAGATTATAGGTGTGAGAGGGGGATAGGCTCCGCTCACACAACCACCACGGAGAAATATTATGCCAAACTACTGTAGTAACCAGATGGTTATCAACAACCCCAACGAGGATGTTCGTGCTCTCATTCGTGAGGCTGTTGCATCTGGTGAGTTCTTTGCTTCTCTCTTTCCTGTAGAGGAAATGACTGATGAAGTCTGTGAGGGTCTTTACGACAACCCTTCTGCCTACAAGATGAGCACCGCTATGGTTTCCCACTACGGTAGGTGTATCCTTGGCTGGGGTACTAAGTGGGTTGCTCAGTCTATTGAACTTGACGAGCACGAAGACAAGGGTGTACTTTCTTTTTCTACTGCTTACTCTCCACCCATTCCTTTCTACGAGAGGATGAGGAAGGAGCACGGCTGGTCTATTCAGGCTTCTTACGAGGAAGGTGGTATGGACTTCGCTGGTAAGTACGACAACGGTAAGGACACTACTATTGAGTATTCAGATGTTGCCGCTTACTGTAGCCTGTTCCAGACTGACGAGCACCCATCGTTGCAAGGGTTTGCTGATGTTAATGAAGACGGACAGATCCATTACAACGGTCGGTTCATTGGTGTTCTTGTCAGTAAGTACGAGTGGCTTCCTTGTGGGGAAGAAACTATGAGTGCCTGTATCCTTCAGGATAGTGCTACCTCTGTTGCTCTGACCGAATGGGAACTGGAAGACCTCGGGGTAATGTAAACTACCACTCTTTGCAGGACCAATACCTTGCTGAGAGTTTGTCTTTTCCTGCGGGCTTATCACACTTATGTCTCGCACGGAAAGACTTTCTCCTCTTGGGATCTGACTTCTTGATTTTCATTTTGGCATCCCCATACCTTATTGTTTTTTTCTTGCCCTTGGCACAAGCAGTGACCACCTTCTTCTTCTTTCCGTATCCTGCCTCACCCTTACGGATGCGGCGTGGTTTGTTGCAGGCTGTGGCTTTCTTCTTGGGCATGGTATGGGTACTCCTACCAATGGAGGTTTCGTCAAGTGTGTGTCAACGAATGTCATTGACCCTTGCCGGATGGCAACAGACCGGATAGATTACTAATGTACGAAGGAGGTACAGATGAGTAAAGTTCCAAGTTACACGATGCCCCAATGGGGAGTGACTAAGGCTTATTTTATGGTAGGTGATGAGGGGCGTGCCTTTGCCCGAAGACTAAATGCTGCGTTCCCTGTGCATGGTATGTGTCGTTCAGGCGCAGCCTATCTTGGACACAAGGGCTATGTGGAAGTACAGTTCATTGAAGAATCTGACAAAGATATCTTTCTTAAAATCATCAACAACTGGAGTTACTAATGACTATCGCAGAACTCGCCAAGTCTCTTGGC